GGTGTTATTGGTGGCTTGTTCTTGGCCTTACTATTCCTATTCTGAGGTAGTCAACGGGTCTACAGACAACGCTACTGCAAGTGCTTATACATGGGTTATGAAAAATATTCTTCCTGCACAGACGGGGCTAACGATTGAAGGTGTGTATCATAAGTACACTATAACTAAAGATGCTAACGCAGATGCCATTGTATCTATAACTAATGAGAATATAGATGGGACTGGTTATATTTATGAGTATACCGATAATTGGGATAACCTTCCCTCGAACACAAAGTTTAAATATGACCCCATAGCTTCTTCTTTAGGGGCATTGTGGGGCAAAGGCGAAATAAAAGTAATAGGTAATGGCACACTAAGCGATGTTAATATTAGGTATCAATATAGATTTGATACGTGCTTTATACCCCTTAGTGATCCTACCTGTCCGGATTTTAGAAATGCCTTGTACCAATATCTAATTGATAATGACTTATTAAATAATGAACCGAATGTTGATGACCCGTATTATAATGAGTGGGTAAAGTTTCAGTTAGAACAAACGGCTGAAGAAGAAGATAAGTTAGAAGTTGCAGAAGAAGAGCCGGAAGAAGAAGAAGAAAAACTAACTATGCAGGATTTATTCTCTGTAGAAGGTTTAACTAAAAAACTTTTAGATCCGTTAGAGCAAGTAAAGATGCTGCAGGAAATGGCCTCTTTAGAAAAACTTGAAGGGTACTACACCGTAGAAATACAAGGTGGTGAATATAAAGATACCGTAAAACTAGTTGATGGTTCTATTAAAGATAACTTTAGTGTTTTAAAAAACCTATCACAAAGTAAAGTACACGAAGAAATGATTAATATGCAGTATAATAAATAGGCGGAGTTAATATGAGTATTAAAACAATAACAGCGGTAGCACTTTTGATGTCAGCAAATTATGCATTGGCAACAGATAGTCCTATTAACGGGACGGTACAACCTAAGTGTTCTGTATATACTGAAACACAAGGCGTGTACGGAAACCCACTACCTAACAAACTTGACACGTTACCAGCTTCTGGTGGTACTAAGGCGAGTATTAGATACGATGTTGCCCAGGCTAATTTTTACCTAGCACGAATAACACACCCTATTGCGTTCAGTTCATCTCCTACATTAGATGATGCGGTTGCTTGGACAGGCAGCTCTGTAGTAGGACAGGTTTCTGTTGCTGAGATGTCAGCCTATGAAGCAGCTAAAGTTATATCGCCTAGCAATGTAACTACATTTGACATGACCCTAGCAGGAAGTACTTGGTTCACAGTTAGCTCAACAGCTACTTATGGCTACAATAAAGCTCTACCTGCTGGTAATTATACAGCTATAATTAAAGCTGACTGTATAGCTAAATAAAGTTAGTATGAGAATATCTTTAATTTTTGTGCTGTGCCTATTTGGGTTTCAAAGCAACGCACATGAAATGACACCAACCTACCCAGTATTAGATTCTTCTTATATTAATGGTGTTGTAGTTGCAAAGATGAAGTTATTTAATAGAAGGCAAGATGTAAATTATTATGAAATTAATGTGTTTACTGAAGACTGGAAGTCAGTTAGTTTTGCTACTACAGATAGATTGTTAAAAGTTGATTACAATAAAAATAAAATGTTTAATGTCTATATTAGGTTTGCGGATGTAAAAAGAACAAAGTATATCTGCACTACTTCTAAAGTATTTAAGGGGGGCAATCAAGAAACATTAGTATCATCTATGATCTGTTCTAAAATAAAATAAATGAAAGCACTATTAATAGTTTTGGTAATCTTAACAGCAAGTACAGCATACGCAGACTCATCATCGAACTCGTTAAACCTGTCAATGCCAAACAGTAGTGGCTCGTATCAGTCAGATAAATTTAGAGCAGGGGAGTTGGACTGTTCTAATGCTATAGGTTCTGCAACTAATCTTGAATTTGGATTAACTTCTATTATACAAGGGGAGGACCACCTAACAGGAGCTTCGAGGTCGGGGGACGTAGGAGTTTTTGCTCGTATAACGATACCACTAGGAAAACGTGTAAAAAGACGTATAGATTGTAGTAGACTTTACGAATTAGAACTACAAAAGAAACAATTAGAGTTAATGAGATTACAACAAGAAATAAACCAGCTCCGGAGTTTATCTTTTGAAAATTAAAAATAGGAGAGATTAAAAGAAAGCCCACTAAACATTAATTAAATATAAAAAAGGAATAATATAATGGCAAATACTACAATGTATCAAGGTGTCGAAAAGATGCCAACAACATTTTCATTTGATGACGGAACACCACGAGTACAGGTACTCCCTCAAGTAGCAGGATATACTTCTGGTACTATACTAACAGCAGAACAATCAGGGTCTATCATAACATTCCCTGCAATGGATGCTTCGGCAACTCTATCACTCCCAGCCTGTGCTGATTGCTTGGGTGCTACTTATACATTTGTAATGTTAGGAACAGCAGGTAACGATATTGACATTATTACTAATGGATCAGAAAAAATTATTGGTTGCGTACCAAAAGGTGACGGTGACAACGTAGGAATTTCAGACGCAAATGATTCTGCAGGTTTTGATGCTAACGCAGTTGTAGGTTCAAGTTTTAAAATTACTTGTATTTCAACTACAGCAGCACTAGCCTTCTTGTTACACGATGTCATTGACGGTCTAGCAGCAAACACTGGCGGCATTAACCTCAAGTAAAGATAGGTAGCTAAACATGGCTGTTAAAAAGAAATCTACGGTAAACAAGGCTGGTAATTATACTAAACCAACAATGCGTAAACGGTTATTTAGCAGCATAAAATCAGGAAGCAAGGGTGGTAATCCTGGTCAGTGGTCTGGGCGTAAAGCCCAGATGCTGGCTAAACAATATAAAGCTAAAGGCGGAGGGTACAAATAGTGGCACTCAAGCCTAGTCAGCAGAGTTTAAAATCTTGGACAAAACAGAAATGGCGTACTAAAAGTGGTAAACCCTCTAGCAAAACTGGTGAAAGGTATTTACCGACTAGTGCCATTAAATCTTTATCTAGCAGTGAGTATGCTGCAACTACCCGAAAAAAAAGACAAGATACTAAAAAGGGTAAGCAGTTTAGCAAACAACCTAAAAGAATATCTAAAAAAACTAGGGCGTATAGGAAAGTCTAATGGCTGAAGTAGAATATAAAGGTATTAAGGTAGGAGGGTCAAAGCTCCTACTCATTATTCCATTACTAGGTACAATAATTGGTGGACTCTGGGGTGGATTCGAGGCATATCAGCGTTATCTTTCTATGGAAAAGAAAATAGCTAACTTTGTATCTCCTGATCTGTCGTACATTGAAAATCATATGCTTATGGTTGAGGGTGAGTTAGCTGTTATTAGTGAACAGTTCAACAATCTTAAAGAAGCTGACCTACTCGTTAATGAAATGATACGAGAACAAGTCAATTCAATCAAAGCATCTGTAGCTAATGTCTCCGCTAGTGTCCACGATTCAAAGATTGAGCTTCGAGAAGACTTGACGAGCATACAATCAAGTATGGACAAGCAAGAACAACGCATAAAAGATGATCTAGCTGCAGTTGAGGCTACAGTAGAAGAACAAGAGACACGATTAAAGGACGATGTTGCAGCTATTGAAGGATTAATAGACGCAACAGAGCTTCGAGTAGAAGAAAAACTAAATTCTGTTAAGACATCTATGGATCAACAAGAAGATCGTATCGAATTAGATATAGATGATGTTGAAACAGCCATAGATGCCCAGGATTTAGAAGTAAAAACTATGATGTCACAAATTGAAGCTGATATGTCGAAACAAGAAGCACGAAATCGGCAAAACATTGAGGACGTTAGAGGCATAATTAATGCCTTTGAAGTCAGAATGGACGCAAAAATAGATCGTTTAGACAAAAAGATAGAAACTTTAGAGCAAAACCTAGACGATAAGATTAAAAAAGCTCTACTTAACCCATTAGCAGGAAATTAATATGTTTTATTCTACAAAAAATATGAAAGACTTCCGTTGTGTAGGCAGTGGACACCACGAAAAACCAGATCGCACGTCAGAACGCTTCGGTAATAAAGATTTACGAGGCGATAAAGGTATGCAAAAAGAAGTAATAGATAACTTGACACAGCCAGAAGATCCAATGTACTATATGTCTATGATGATGCGAGACTAAGCATGGCTAAAGACCCAAGATTAGCTAGGGCAGGTGTATCGGGCTTCAATAAAGCTAAAAGAACTCCCTCGCACCCTAAGAAGTCTCATGTAGTTGTCGCTAAAGATGGTGACAAGATAAAAACTATACGTTTTGGGCAACAAGGTAAGACAGGTGACCGCACAATGACTAAGAGAGCTAAATCTTTTAAGGCTAGACACGGTAAGAACATAGCTAAAGGTAAAATGAGTGCAGCATACTGGGCCAACAAAGTAAAATGGTAAGATGTTTACACCATTAGTTCTTATGTGTTCTATGTATACAATGGAATGTGCCTCATATGGCGGTCCTATTTTTGAAACAGAACAAGAATGTTATTCAGGAATGGCTAATGTAGGTTTGCCCTACTTAGTACAAAAATTTCCTGACTTATTAGTTGTTGATACAAAATGTGTACATTGGGATTACGATAGAACAAAGGTAAACACTTAAAAATGGCTACACGTAATTACAAAAAAGAAAACGCTAATTATAAAAGCAGACCTGAGCAAGTAAAGAAACGTACTTCTCGAAATAAAGCTAGGCGTATGGCTATGAAAGCTGGCTTAGTAAGAAAAGGGGACGGTAAAGACGTAGATCATAAAAATGGTAATCCACTAGATAATAGAAAAACTAATTTAAGGGTGAGAGCAGCATCTAAAAATAGATCGTTCCCACGAAACAAAAAAGCAGGAAAGGCTTAAACACAATGATGGGCATGAAGAAAAAAGATAAAAAAGCTATGGGATACATGGGCGGTGGTATGGCTAAGAAACCTATGAAGATGATGGGTGGCGGTATGGCTAAGAAGTCTATGGGTTACATGGGCGGTGGCATGGCTAAAAAAACTATGGGCTACAAAAAAGGTGGTATGGCTAAAGCTGGCGCATCTAATCCACCAAATAGAAAAGCTAGAAGCTAAAGGATAAAAATATGGCTCTTAAAAAACCTACACCTAAGCAAGCAGGACTAAAGAAACTACCTAAAGCTGTACGTAACAAAATGGGTTATATGAATAAAGGCGGTATGGTAAAGAAAAAAGGTAAGAAATAGTATGGCAAAAGGCGTACAACACTATTTTAAAGATGGGAGAAAGTATAATGGGGGTACTCATAAAATGCCTGATGGTTCCGTACACTCTGGTAAAACTCATACTAAAGGTTCTAAAACCGTGGTTCATTTTAAAGATCTTACGAAAGCGTCAAAGGAAAGAGCCAGACGTACCTAACTATATGGCAGGAAAGAAAAAAGATAATGGCTAGACAGCTAACAGAAAATCAACAAAAGTTTCTTGAAGTTTTATTTGATGAAGCTAATGGTGATGTAGTTACAGCTAAGAAGATAGCTGGATATAGTGACAGCACTGCAACAAGATTAGTTGTTGAATCATTGAAGGACGAGATATCGGAGGCTACTCGTTCTTACTTTGCTCGTACAGCACCTAAAGCAGCAATGGCTATGACGAATGCTCTATATGATCCTACTGAGTTAGGCATCAGAGATAAAATGTCAGCAGCTAAAGATTTATTAGATCGAGCAGGATTAGGTAAAGTAGAACGTGTTGATGTAAACTCTTCTGGAGGTGGAGTATTTATATTACCAGCTAAAGAAGGTAAAAACGAATAAAAAAAGATGATCCTACTTACTGGGTTTTGCCTAAACCCCCTAGAGGAGAGGAAAGAAACTGGCACACAATAGCTAGAGTATCTTTTCGTTATGTTCCTTTCGGGTATAAAGTAAACCCAGACAATGAAAGGTTACTTGAGCCTATACCAGAAGAGTTAGATGCTTTAGAACTTGCTAAGAAACATTTAAAACAATATAGTATAAGAGATGTAGCTCAGTGGCTAACACGACAAACAGGGAGAACTATCTCCCACATGGGTTTAAAGAAGAGAATACAAATTGAGCGAAAACGTAAGAAAGCAGTTACAATTAAAAAGAGACTTGCCCAACGCCTCGAAGAAACGCTACAAGAGATCGAAAAGCTCGAAGAAGGTTGTGTTGGAGCCTACTCCAAAAATAAAAAAAGAAGAAGTTAAGATAGTTCCTGCAGTCCCGATGGCTGCACCGTTTGACACAGAAGTTGCACAAGACATAGTTTTTCAGCCCAACGCTGGACCACAAACAGATTTTTTATCTTCATCAGAACGAGAGGTTCTTTATGGTGGAGCTGCAGGTGGTGGAAAATCATACGCTATGTTAGCTGATCCATTACATGGATTAAATAGCCCTAACTTTGGA